CATGACTGGCGTATATTTTCCGCTTCGTCTGAAGTAAAGTCCTGACACAATGTCCTTATCTTCCATGTGAGCAATTAAGCGCTCCATAGTGTCGGGATTAAAAATCATGTCAGAATCGAACCACATGACATAATCGCAACCAAGCTCAATGGCCTTCATTGCGATTTTGTTTCGTGAGTCATAAATCAAAGAACCGGAAACGTGCGTTATTGCTACTTCTCCGACTTTTCTTAACATGGCAAGCGACTGACAAAAGCCAGTCGCCACCATATCCATACAAGGTACTGCTATTAATGTTTTCATGTTGTGTCCTCCTGCCAAAGAGTTTTTTTTACTTAACGATCTTAACGAATGAGTTGGGAGCTACTACATCGTGGCCTACGTATTCACGGCCAACAATCTTAACGAGGTCTTTTTCAGCAAGTGACAAGTTGTCAAATGTGAACTTTACTTCCTCGCCGTTAGGGAAGTTCATCTGAGCGCCGTTGCCAAGGTCACCAACAATGGCGTAAGTTTCTCCTGTGGTTGCTGCTGAGTAAGCCTTGATTGAGTTGTTGAATACAACGGGAAGTCCTTCGAAGGGATCAACGTTGAATCCGCCTGCATACTGAACTGCCTTAAATGCTGCCCATGTCTGCTTGTTCATCATAACCACGTTGTTTGTTGCTGCGTCGGACAAATATCCGAGTGCGTTTGCTACTGTTCCAACAGCGATTGTGTTTTCTGTTATCTTGGGAACTCCGCAAAGGTGTGTGTTTCCGCTTGTTGTGGAAACAGTTCCGCAAGCTTCAATGTCAGCGATGATGAGTGCGGCTGCCTTCTTAGCAATCTGATATGTTACTTCATCATAGATGTAACGAAGGAATGCTTCGCCGGTTAAGTCCATAGCTTCGTCTGAAATGGTAATCCACTTCTTGATTGAAGCGGGAACAAGTTCTGTGATTCCAAGAACGAGGGTTTCTTCTGAGGGAGCTGCTGCGCCTTCTGTGTGTACGTCTGCGCCTGTTGCAGAATATTCAAAGCCAACCTTAAGGTTACCCTTGATATATGTCTTCTTAACAAGTCTTGTGATTTCGTCTCTGTCCCAAGCTGTTCTGATGATGTCTTCAACGAATGTAGGAACGGGAACGGAACCGCCTGCAACGTTTTCTGTTAAGAGTGCACGGCACTCATCGTCCTTTTCTGTTCTGATGTACTTTTCAAAAGCGTCAATGTACGCTTTTGAGTTTCTTACTTCTAAGTCGCTCATAGTTTTTCTTTCCTCCTCAACTTTTTCGATTAAGTCTGTTTTGATTTCGCCTGTTGCGATGCTGTTTAACTCTTTAGTCCTCTGTTCTGCTGCATCTAAGAGTTTCTTTTTCTGCTCTTTTAAGGTTCTTACCTCTTCTGTAAGAGCTGCGCAGTCAGCTTCGGGAGAGTTCTTTTCTTCTTCGATCTCAGATATTCTTTTTTCAATATCTTCGATTCTCATCTCGTCAATATTCATTTTTAAACCTCCTTGAATAATTCGAGCTCAAGTTCCAGTGCTTCTTTGGCCTTCTGACGCTTCTCTTCAATAAGTCGCTCCGCTTTGTCTTTATCAATCAATCCGTCAATAAAGCTTCGTGCCGAAATCTCGGTTCCGTCATTTGCCGGAATCGATACGGCCGAAACGTCATAAAGCTTGCCGATTCTTGTTATAGTGCGAAGGTAAATTGTGCGCTTGCCCTTTTCCCTCTGTTCTTCCACTTCGTCAGCGTCAACTGTGAAGCCGAAAGACATTCGGTCGGTATAGCCCTTTTCAATTTCTTCGTACAACTGGCGGCCTGTTTCGGTTCCGCCTAAATCAGCCTCTATCAACAAACCGTGCTCGTCTGATGTGAGCTGCAAGGTTTTGTTGCGTGTTCTAGCGAAGACTCTTCCTTCGTGGTTATACTGAAAAATAACGTCCGTAACGTCCGCATTTTCAAAGGCGCTTGGTGCTACCTGCTCACGAATCTCGATGTCTTCGTCAGCGTAGAGCGTGTAAGGCTCGTTATAAGTGGTTGCGTAACCCCTTACTTTAAAGTTCTTCTCTTCGCCTTCGGCTCTTTCTGCTGTTCTTATCTCTTTAATGTTGCGATACTGTCTGCCCTGACTGACTTTCGCCATTAAATCGCTCATTCTTTTGTTTCCTCCTCTGTTTCAGTTTCTTTTGTATCTTCGTTGTTTCCTTCGCTCTCTTCGTTTATGCTGTAATATTCACCACGTGCCGGGATTTGGTCGCCGTAAGGTGAAGGTAACGGAGGCAAGTTCCAAATTTCTCTGATTTCGTTTCGTGTCATTAATCCACGGTCAGCCATCTGAGAAGATACTGAAAGCTTGTCTTTAGCTGACATATATTGAAGCCTGTTCGATGTTGCCATTATCTTTGAACCGAAACTCTGCTCACGTTCTGTAAAGAACATATTTGTTCCAACTTCACTAAACTGAATTGAGAAGGTTTCAACAACGGATTCGTAGAAAGCATCCCATTTGTCACCAACGGCCTTTGACTGAATAACGTCTTCGTTTGTTGCGTAGTAATTGAAGACGTTTTCCTGAATGGCTTTCCGTTCTTCGGGATCTATCGTGTAAGGCGTTGATTTAATCTGCTGGATGTTCGAGTAAGTATTCGGGAAGAGAAGTACGCCCCCGGCTTTGTTTTCTTTACTAAAGCTTGCATTTGAAAAGCGCTGCCTCTCTTTAATCAAATCATCTTCGGTTGAAAAGTTCGTAAGCTGGGCCATAAAGCGGTATGTTGCACCGTCTTTGATTGCCTGAATAATTCCCTGCTTCTCCATGTCTATAAGCTGCATGGTTGAATGCAAAGCATCGTTCTTTTCACCGAATATATCCGAGCGATATTGAAACTTTGTCATTATGCCTGCTTCTCTTAAGTAGCAAGCGCCTTTTTGCTTGTTCGCAAACTCATAAACAAGAACTGCGGTTCCGTCCTTCGTTTGTCTCAACTCGCATTTATCGGGAAGCACTGGGAACATTCCCACCGCTTCGCCGTACTTGTCAAACACAGGAAGAATAACCGCCGTGTTGTGCATATCAAGAATGGTGTCAAGCCTGTAAAGGAACTGATACCATGTTTGAAACTCGTTCGGCCTTGCTTTTAATTTCGTTCGGAGTGCTCCTCTTGCCGTGCCTAAGACTTCAACCTTAAGCTTTGCAATGTGTCTTGCTCTTGAGTCAATGGCACTTCTTACAAGCTCCGATTCATACAAAGCGCCGTTCCATGTTCTGAAAACAGGCTCGTATGCTGTAAGCGTTTTGAAGTAAGCATCTGCCTTGATGTCGGTCTTCTGTTTTGAGCCGAAAAGATTTTCAAATAATCCCATGTTTTTAAGTCCTCTTTTTGTTCTTTAACTGTTCCCCTATTTGGCTGTACCACTTTTGACGAACGGTAAAAGCGTCTATCAAAGCCGCTGCTCCGTCGATGTGGTCTGTTTGGCTAAGCTTGATTAAGCGTCCCTTGTTTTGCTCTACGTCCATCTTGATAGCGCAGTTTAAAAGGTGCATCTTAAGCAGTGGATTGTTTCCGATGTGAATCTTTCCATCTTTAAGAAGTCCTTCAAACTCCATGAGCACGGGCCAAAGGTTCCAACCTTGGAAAACATCGTCCATGTGATAGCCTCTGCCCTTCATGTCCTGCACAAGGTATTGAGCGCAATATCGGTCGTAACCGATTTGCAAAGGTAACACTTCGTATTGTCTGCTGACCAAAGAGTTAAACCATTCAAAACAGTCTTTGTAATCTATAAAGTTATCCCCGGAGAGCTGGAGCCATCCCTGCTGAGCGTAAATGTTGTAGGGAACTCCGTCCCGTTCTATTGCGTCCCGTAGCTTTTCGGCTGGCAAATAGAACTTCGCAAAAACGTAAAGCTCGCCGTTCTTCTCAATGACTACTACCGCAGCCGTTAAGTCTGTGGTTCGTGATAAGTCGATACCGCCGACACAGTAGCAACTCTTAAAGTCTTCAAGCTTTAATTCGGGGCCACAGGCTTTTTCAACGTCTATCGTGTTAAGCCATGCCTGAGAGCTTGACTGTTTAATGTTGCAATACTTTGTCAAGAACTCTGCCTTTTTACTCGGTGAAGTTTCCGCAACTGCTATTTCTTCGAGTAAGTAATCAACCGAAACCGAAACGCCTAAATTAGGATTCGATTTCATCAACTCGTTAATGTCGTTCCATTTGGTGACATCATCGATGATGTAAAGTAAGGGCAACAACCTTTTTTCTTTGGAGTCGCCCAATAAAAAACGAGTTGCTCTTTTCATCAACTCGTCAAATATTCCTTCGTTTTCATAGCCGGCAGTCGAAATCGACAAAAGCAAGCCTTGAAGTCTTGCGCCAAAAGCCGACTTCATAACTTCGTATTGCTTAAGTCCGGGAGCTCCGGGCCATGATGATATTTCGTCACACACAACAAGCGAAGGGTTAAAACCATCGCTCTTTTTATGATTGAATGCAATCTTCTTAACTGAGCTGTTCGTTGA